CGAATGGGTTAATCAAAATTTCCAACCCGTGGCGGGGACTGTTGCGGCAATGAAAGCAGAAAATCCTACTGTATCGCAAACATTCAAAACGCTTGGTTACAACTCGCAAAATGATGGGGGTTCAGCGGAGTACATAGCAACAAGCAACCCTTTAACCCATGACGGAATAAACCACGAAGCTGCAAACGGTTTAGTGTGGGAGCTTGTGACTGATACGGGTGAGGTTAGAATGAATCAATGTGGTATTTTGTACGATTCATCAACTGTTCAACAGATTAAATTTATATCCGATTACGCAAACGAAAAGGGTGTTAATGTTGAGTTAACTAATACCGCGTCAACACAGGTTTATTTTGATGATGAATTCGCGCTAGTGAACACGCGTCTAGCATCTAGCCTAGCCTCATATCTTTACTATAACAAGCCTGTAAGCGGTGGTGTTCCAGATGATGTGGCTGTATTGCGTTTTGGCTCCGAGTTAGCAGATGCTAGACCTGCATACTTTGAAACAACAGAGCAGTTTAGGATAGGCGAGGCGTTACGCTTTGAGCCACTTCAAGGTTATGGCGAAGTGTCTTTTCAATCAGATGGTAAATGCTATTTTAAGTGGTCGCGTCCTTCTGGTGAGGGCGAGGTCGCTCCAGCAACGGGAACGGTAACAGGCGCAACAAGTGGAGCTGTGCAAGCATACACACCAAGCACAATTGATTCATCCGCTGTGTTCGGCTCAGACAGAAATGCAGGGTGGGATAGTGTGTATTTAAGAGTTAATACAGATGACGTGGCAACTTCGCACATACAATCCGTAGGGGTGCAAGTTAGCGGAGTGAGGACTGGGCGAAGGTTTGGTGATGGCGGCAATATGATTGTCGAAGGATTTCAAACAGCAGGTTACTGGATTAGTAACTATTTCTTGCGTGTCAACGGTACGCTTGAGGCTTCAAAATGCGCTGATGGCCATATATTTACTGATAACAATAACGAAGCTTTAATTGGCAAATACATCGGCACTTGTGGCACTGAGTACGATGCAGTAGACCGTTATCGTGGGTTAGTTGGCTTTAGTAACGGCTTTCATATTAGCAACTTAGATCTAGAGTTTGAGCGAGGTGTTGCGCAATTCTGTTTCTCAGGGTGTAAGGCGTTTTTAGTTGATAGCGTTTACACTGAGCGTGGCACTAACTACCCGCTTATGCTGATTCGTGGCGGTGCATTTCTTGATGGCGTGGCAACTGCAACACAAGACAATGAACTGTTTAGGTACGCATGGTCAACGGGAGGTAAGTTAGGCGGTTACTACGCGTTAGACACTTACTGCATGAAACTTGGTTCTTGTATTGATGGGTTAGAAGTTGGCCAAATAACACTGTTGCGCGACCCAGCGGGATCAATTCCCGCAAACTGGACGTCTGTTCTGGACGTTGCTGGGGCACTTAACATTAAGGGCATCAAACTCAATGGTATAAACTCTAATACATGGGACCCAGAAACAAAATTTAGTATTGATATGTCGTTCCCACAATCACAGGTAAAGTTTCACAGCTCAAATTATGAAGAAAGAGAGCTGTCAGTAACTCAAATCAAACCCGCTGTTGATACTAAGATGTATAGCAGAATGCCGGTACCTAGTAGTTATAAATACTACGTGACAAGCGCTGCGATCTCAGTGCGTGGTGAAGCTTCTATCAATACTCGCGTTAGGGTGACAAACGACCAAGGCGGACAACTAGCAACGTTTGACCTAGACAACGGCGCGGGTGATTACGCTTACGGCGCAGGTGACGAAGATGACACCTACACGGCACTGGCCTATATTGACGTTGAAGCATGGGATTTACCAGCAGTTGAAACGAATGTTACATTCTCAGCTACGATTAAAAAGCTAAGGATTAATTAGCCACTCAACCTAAAACGGCAACGGTCACACCTACGTTGCCGCCTTTAACTTTTTTATATGCACAACGCGACTGATACAATAAGAAAAACAGGAGTATTTATGGCACGCGTAAAAATTTATACAAATACACAAAAAAGCCAGTTCAGAGATTTAGGCAATGGTAAATTGCAAATATTAGGCATTCCGATAACGGTTGATAATGCTGTTATGAACGGTGTTTTCTATGAGAAATCAGATAACGCGGCAGGTCTTGCAACCTATCGCGATCAGCCAGTGACATTACGACATCCCGAAGATGTTAACGGAAACGGTGTTAGTGCCCTGTCTGCTGATGGCTTGATGAAGCACTGGTCAGGTGGCGTAATAATTAACACGTACAATAGCAATGGTGTTAATTATGCAGATACTGAATTTAAAGAATCAATGATGATGGCGCAGGACAACGGCGAGTATTATGTAAACCGATTGAAATCAGGCGAGTCTATCGGGATCTCAACTGGCTTGTGGTTTGACGGCAATAACGAATCAGGGATGAACGAAAAAGGCGAATCATATCACGCTAGAGCAATTAACCAAGTTGGCGATCATGTTGCAATGCTTCCAGATGAAGAGCCACCCGCGGGCGGTGCTGCTACGTTTATTCGTTTTAATGGCGAGAACGACGACCAAGAGTTGACTATTAACATTGATGAGATGCTATTAGCTATTAGTGAGGATGTTTCAGCCATCATTGATACAGTTGCAACTAATAACGAAGAAAAGGGCTTACTGTCCCGTTTCTTTGCGCTATGCAAACAGGCATTTGCAAAAGAAAACAACGATTGCGATAATGTCAAAGACAAAAATGATTTAAACACTATTACTAACAAAGAGGGTGACGCAATGCGCGAAACTGTTGAAAATGAACTAACGGCAAAAGGTATCGCGTTTAATAAAAGCGATTCTGATGCTGTCTTATTGGCTTTGCTGAATAAACCAGCAGAAGTCGCAGTTCCATCCGTGGCAATTAACGCCGCAGTTAAAGCAGCAATTGCGCCACTCAAGCAAGAGCTAGACAGTTTGAAAACTCAGTTAACTGCAAACGCAGATAAAGAACTAGATGTGCTTGCTAAACAAGCGGCTCCTTTAATGGGTCTTGAAGAAGCAGAAGCGAAACTTATGGGTGCTAATGCACTACATAAAGTATTGGCTAAAAACGGCGTGACAATCGGCGTTGATAGCGGTACAAATCACAAATCGCCAGAAGGAAACAAAGACACTTTGGCAATTAACAAAACACCTTGGTTAGATGGGGAGAGTGAATAATGGCTTATAAAGTACATGCGGGACCATGTGAACTCCCAAACGCGTTAATTGTTGAAGGGCTAGCGGGCGGTACATATCTACCCGGTAACATCGTCACCAAATCAGGCGGTGATTTAGACGCGGGCGGAGCGGCTACGGTCGGTCAATTGCTTATCGCAAAAGAAAACGGCCCAGGTGTAGGCGGTCACATTGACGACGCTTTTGTTGTTGGTGCCCCTCTTGATTCTTACGTTGCGCGACAAGGTTTGTTTTTCCGTGTTCGCTTAGCAACTGGTCAAGCGCTTGTAGCTGGTGAAACGCTTTTAGAGCGCGGCGCAACAGGTCGCTTGGTTGTTTTAGCCTCCGGTGTTGCTGTTGCAATGGCAAAAACTACGGTTACAACTACCGCTGATGATGAATTAGTTTTAGTGGAGATCCTATAATGGAAAACTTATACTTACAACGTAACAAAGCGAAGCACTGGTCACGTGTGCAACAAGCTCAATACAAAATTAATGCAGAGTTTCAACAAGCTTCTGCGGCTGATTTTGGCATTATGCTTAACAAGTGGGGCGTTTCGTCTAACCTAGTTGCTAACACTGGTATTTCACCAGATGAAGCATACCGCGAGATGGACGATAAAACTGTTGTTATTCTTAACCCTATCGGTGAGTTTGCAACATATCAACGTGTCAACGCTAAATCTAAATCGGTTAATCTTGGTAGACTTGATTACACATATCGCCAAGCAAGCGCACAAACTGGCGGCACGATCTCAATGAGTGGGCAAACAGGTGTTATTACTGATGCAGTTGAATACAAAAACGCTGGTACAGTAATTCCGATTATTGATCACGGTGTGAAACGTGATTGGCGCGAATACTTAACGTTCGGCGCTGATGGTTTTGACACGATGGTTGATGATAACCGTGAAGCAGGTTTAGTTGTTTTACGTACTGCTAACAAATATCTGTGGTCAGGTGACGCAACAATCAAATCGCCAGATGGTCGTGTTTGGTTAGGCTTAAAAGCTGATCCGTCAATCGTACAAGAAACTACAGCGGTAGATATGGCTGACAACTCAACAACAGCAAAAGCGATTGTTGATGAAATTGTGCGTTTACGTGACAAACTACGTATCGACAATAACTGTTCTCAGTCGTTAGATCTTGGTATCTCTCAAACAATGATGAGTTATTGGGAAACAACACCTTATTCAGTAAATGATAAAGGTTTCGGTACTGTTCTTTCATACGTGCAGGGTCTAAATGGCATTTCTTCTGTATATGAAGATCCACAGCTAGTGGGCGGCAAGCAATTACTATTAGCTTACATCGACTTAGACGGTTTGCACGCTGTTACCGGTCAGGCTGTTTCTAGCTACATGGATCAGCGCGCAAAACACAACGACCCATTTATCATGGTTAAGTGGATGGCTCAGGGTTTCGTTGCTAAAAATACGTTCTCTGGTCAAAAATGTGCTTTATACTGTAAATCAGCATAGATTTTACTAGTGCACATTAACGGTATAAAATAGCTCCTATACGGGGCTATTTTTTTATCAGAAATTTAAGGAATCACCATGGCGGATACAATACCAAACATTGTAGTACCAGCAAAAACAGTTGTTGACATATATGCGGATGCGGGAGTTGTTGCTGCGGGTGTAACTGTTGGCACGCGAATACTAGTAAAAATGATTGGGCTAGGCGAGGCAAAATTATACTCAGCAGCTGCTTTAGCGATTGAGCCTGACAACACAACGGGCTTTTCTCCAATCTATGAAAAAGAGTCTTACATAAACGAAACAGGTGATGCGGGTGCATTTATCTGGTCAACTCAGGGTTGCACAATTAACGTACAGGCGGTTTAGTATGGCTTGGCGTAGCTATAAAAAGCGGATTACCTTGCCGCCTGTTGTTGTTGCAATACAGCGCTACTTTATCGACTTAGACCCAGTGCTTACTAGTCACTATCTGTTAACAACTCAGATATCAGAGGCTGGCAACTTCTCTATTCCGTTTGAATTCTCCACAGTAGACGGAGCAGGAATATTAACGATACTAGGTCAATCTGCAAGCGTGCTAAACGCGGTATATATTGACGCTGACGTAATAAAAGCAACAATAAATGGCATTGCTTTAGCATTTACAACTCCAACAGTGGCAGATGGTAAGCTTCATAGTGGTGTAATATCTCGCTCTGGTACAACTCCAACGCTAACACTTGATTCTGTTGTGTATCCAGAGGACACGCTGACAGCATCAACTGGAACTTTCGTGATTGATGCCTATGGCGTTTCAAATTCCACCAATTACTTTAACGGCATATTAGCCAATATTGACGGAATTGCGCTAGGGCTTGCAACGGGCAATGTTGAGGGTAATGCAACTTACATAAACATACCAGAAAGCAATCGAGAGCAATACACGCTTGTTGATGGTGATTGGCTTGGCGGTGAGTTGGTTGTTAATGGAGACTTTGCAACTGATAGCGATTGGGATAAATTCGGGACGAGTACAATATCAGGCGGCGTCTATAACGCATCTGGTATTTCTGCTTTTGGCAATATCGTAAGTCGCTCAGTAGGAGACACTGAACTTAATAAATCGTATTTGTTTGGGTATGAAATAGTATCTAATATCAGCGGTGGTGGGTGTAGGCCGAGGTTGCAGAATGCGCTAGGTACATTTAAGGCGGGCATTGGTGTCCACTCTGAAATATTGACACCTACATCACAGGGTACATTCGAGGGGTTGACTGCAAATAGTCCAGCGTTTGAAGGTGCTATTGATAACATATCAGTTAAACGATTAATAGAGGTGGCATCATGAGTTATACAGTTTACGCAGTAGAGCATGTACCAGCCATATTACTATCTAAATACCCTACCCCTGCTTTATATGCAGAGGGTAAGCTATATCTTTTTGGTGAAAGTCTAAAAGACGTATCAGACATTGAGCCTGTCGAAGTAGTGGACATTGAATCAATGACGTTAACAAATGACGAGCTAGACGCGTATGTTGACCATCTTTTAACTGTACTAGGTCCCGCAGAAGTTAGATTGTCAAAGGCGCAGGGTCAATATCTGTACCACACACGATTTAAACCAGTGAATAAGGAAACAACATGAGCAACACAATCAACGTAGAAATCGCCACACCTAATGTGTGGACAGAAACCATCACAGGTGCCACCACAGGTATTGTTAGTATCGCTAAAGGCGGTCAACACTGTATTCATACTGGTGCACCTGCTGAAACACTTATCGGCCACCGTTTTACAGGTGATCTTGTACCTTTCACGTTAGGAGCTGGTGAAGCACTGTACGTGAAGGGTGATAGTGCAACCACGGTTGTCATAACTGAGGATTAATGCCATGGGCTATAATATTTTAACAGCGTTCACAGCCGGACTCAGTAACGTGGTGGGTAAGTATCTACGAACGGTGTCAATGAGTCTTACTGAAACAGCTACAATTGAAGGTTACCGATTCGGTCACACTTTCGATGTGTCGTTAGCTGCCGCAGGTGGTGCAGACACGAGATACTTCCTGTACATCAACCCTGTTGGGTCTAACATGACGATGGCACTACAAGAAAGACGTTTCAAATCGCTTAATGGTGATGCTGAAATGGAAATATTGTGGGATGTTGAAAGTTATATCCCTGGTACACTTGAAGAAACTTTTAACCAACGAAATACTGAAGATGTAGGTCTTGTTGAGATCAGCGAGATTGCACCACCTACATTGGGTGCAGGTTACAAGGTGCGTGAGTCAGATTTCCTAACTGGTTCGGGAACAGGATCGAACAGTAGTGGTGACATTTCATCAGGTTCAGGTTTTCGCATGTATGGACCAGGAACTTACTTTATTTTCAAAGTTGTAAACCTTCACAACCAAGCCAACAGGGTCATTATTGCGTATGATTACCTTGAGTTACCTGACAACGTGGTGACAGCATGAGTGGGTTGCGAGGTGTTGTGGCGCTGTTGAAAGACAAACTGACTTGTGATGTGTTCACAGGTCAAATACCTGAATCACAAACCGATCCTGCTGTGGTGGTTATTAACGTAGCCAACCCGTTCAGTAGGACGTTAAGTGGTAAAAAGGTTGAAACATCGAGCGTATGGCGCATAACAGTTGTCGCTGAACGCCAAAGTGATGTAGAATCAATAATTGACGAACTCGAAGATATGGACAACAGTACATCTGTTGAGTATCAGAAGATATTTACCAATCTTGTGCAAACAGAGTTGGGGTTGACTGAACAGCCATACCGTAGAGCGTTTTACGATTTAACCGTTTATTTAAGATAAGGAGTGATGTTATGTCTGATGATGTAACTTTAGTAGCTGGTGCGTATTTTG